CCGCAGCCTCATCCTCCACCCTGATTGTATCATCGGTCATGGCGCTCAACGCTTTTCGGGGCGTATACTATTACGCCGAATCCGGCTATAACATCTGAGACTTCCCACGATGGGAGTCTGCTATCGCCGGTTTCTGGATCGATGTAGATTGCGCGCCAACTGTTTTCGGCAATTTTGATGTAGATGGCGAGTGCGCCCAGCCCGTCTGAAACTCGCACTGTGCCGATGTCATCCAGCTCGACGGGTTCGTGGATATCGTCGTAGTCGGTCATGCTGTGGCCCTGTAGTGTTCCTGCTCGTCAACGCCGACAGCGAGGAAGGCGTCACGCTTGCGCTTGTTGAACCACGTCATGGAGATGCCGATGCGGCGGGCGAGTGCGCCGCCGTCATCGACGGGGTGGCTGATGATCATGTCGAGGATTCGCATGAACTCGTCGCGGCTGGGGAAGTCGGCCGGCGTTTTGGACAGTTTGTAGCGGGCCTCGCGGGCCGCGCTGAGCCTTGCGCTGTAGCGCCGATCTTGGTGTTGCCGGAAGTTCGCGTCGGCGTAGATGCCGGTTCGCTCGCGTAGTGCGCGGACGCTAGCGCCGCCGCCCATCCGGCGGTTCCAGGTGTTTTGGTGTCGGGTTCTCTCCATCGGGGTCATCCCGCCCCAGACTCCCCATGAATCCTCGCGGAGCATGGCTGTGGCGAGGCATTCGGCGCGGCATTTGCAGCCGGCGCAGATGGCCTTCGCCGCTTCCTGGTCTGCCGGTTCTTCACTGTAGAAGAGGTTGGCGTCATCGGAGGTGCAGGCGCTCTGCGCCCGCCAGTCGAAGTGCTGTCCGATGTAGCTGAGCAACTAATCATTCCCTTCGTCGTGTCGCACCCCAGTGGCGAGTGCGACCAGTTCAGCGACCGTGCATGTAACCCATTGGCGCATGGGATCGGTTGTGCCCCTGCGTTTGTGGATCACGATGCCTGCGGTCGCGCCGGCGTTTACGCACTGAACTTTAGCGGCGGCAGTCCAGCCGGGCAGGTCAATGCGAGCAACGTCTTTAGCTTGGATAACTATCTGGCGGTCGCAAATTTTGAAGTTAACTACGTCACCTTTGTCTTCAGCGCCCCAGCGGGGTGCCCGCTGAATGCTGCTGTCGCCCAGTGCGTCCCGCAGTGCTGTGGCGATCAGGGTTTCAAAGGCCGTTCCGGCTTTCTTTGCTGACTGTCTGTTACGCCCCACTTGTTGCGTACCTCCTGTGCGACACGGGTAGTTCAAATCTGCAAAACCGCAGGTCAGGGGCTCGAGTGTCGTGTTTGCTGGGGTTCATACGTCATCTCCCCGGCGTTGCAGTTCATCCTCGACAGAGGCGAACAGTTCGTCCCTGACAGCTTGGGATTGCCTCTTGTCCTCGTCGTGGCCTGGTATCCACTGGCCGCATGACCAGACGCTGTTCCAGCTCTCCAGGTAGGCGGCGCGGGCGCATTCCGGTCTGACCGTGCAGGACGAGCAGATGGTTTGCACCAAGCCTTCGTCGGCGTGCGGGCCGGGGCCGGCCGGGGGGATGGTGAAGTCGGGGATGCCGTAGCAGGGGGCGTATTGGAACCATTCGTCTGCTGTGTGCCAGAACTTGTCGCTCATATGCCGACCGCCAGGCTGTCGAACCTTTGATAGTCGAAACGCTCAGCCAGTTTCATGGTGCCTTCAGTGCCCTGCCGGTTCTTCACGACGGTGAGATTCATTAGGGGCACGTTGGATTCGTCGCCGTGGTCGTCGGGTGGGCGGGACAGGATGACCGCCACGTCGGCGGTCTGTTCGATGCCGCCGCTCTCGCGGAAATCCGCTTTCGACGGTAGGCGGGGCCGGCCGGAACCGTCCTCCAAATTGCGGTTCAACTGTGCTGCTACGACCACGGCGCAGTCGAGCTTCCTGGCTATCGCTCTCGCCCGTTTAGCCATGTGGTCAACCCGTTGCACGCGGGACTCCCCAGATCCGCGTGACTCCTCCATCAATTGCAGGTAGTCGATGAACAGGAAGTCGAGCCCTTCCCGTTGTTTGTGGATTCGGGCACGTTGGGTGATCTCTTCAATGGTGAGATCCGGTGTGTCATCGACCATCAGGGGAAGGTCGGTTGTTGCCGCCATCCATGTCGATACCTTGCCGTAGGACTCTTGGCTGAGTCGGCGGGCTGTGATTTCCCGGTATGGGACTCTGGCACCGCAGGACAGGAGTCGGCCCATGAGATCCTCGCGGGACAGCTCCAGGGAGAACACCAGCGACTTGTGGTGGCTTAGTGCGGCGTACAAAGCCATTTGTGCGCCCAGAACGGTTTTTCCGCAGCCGGGCCTGGCCCCTACGACGTACAGTCTTTGGCGTTGCAATCCGCCCGTTAGACGGTCATTGAGGGGCAGCCACGGTGTCTCTATCGCCGGCCGTGCATCCTCTTGGGCTGTGACCCACGCCTGATAGAGGTCGGGGAATGTGAGGGCGGTCTGGTCGCGCTCAGAATCGATGGAGTCCAGCCAGCCGCGCACATCCTCAAGGGCGGCATCGACATCGTCGGGGTCGGCGTTGATGTTGAGGCATCGGGCACCGAATTCATTGACCCGGCGCAGCCGCCATTTGTCGATGATGATCTTGGCGTAGCTGGCGGCGTTGCCCAAGACCAAGGGGGCTTTGAGGAGGTCGGCCAGGTATGGTGCGCCGCCGGCCCGGCCCAGTTCGCCGCTGATCTCCAGTCGGGCGAACACTGTTGCGGCATCGACCGGGATGCTCTCGCTGTACATGGCCTGAATGTGGCGGTAGAGCAGCTCATGGGCGGGCTTGTAGAAATGTTCAGCCTTAAGCCCGTCAAGTTCACCGAATGTTTCGGTGCGTTGTAGGAGCGCCCCGATAACGCTTTGCTCTGCCAGCTCGTCCCACACCGGGTCACGCGCCACGCAGTTTCTCCTGCGCGATCTGCGAGATCCATGCCCGCGCTGTCTCCCGATACCATGTTGAGATGGCGTCGGCGGTTGTCACATCTTCGGGCGGGTATCGCTTTTCAAAGCGGACATGATATTTGTTCTCGACCGCTTTGGTGTTGATGTCGCGCCAGCATTGGCGAAACCACTCCCTTTCCTGTTCAGTGTTACTGGTGAACAGGTCGGGGTCGTCGTAGCGGCCGGCCCGCAGCCAGGAGTGGGCTGCCGGAACGAATTTCAGGTCGGTGCCCTCGACGCTGGCCGCATACGATCTGGCCTTCTGGATGAGGGTTTTAGCGTCCTCTTCCGTAACCGCGAGATCAGCGAAGGCGAGTTCCGCTTCGCGCATGGCAACCTTTTTCGGGTATGCCTTCCAGAAGAGGTCGAATGCTGGCCTGTTGCGTTTCCTGATTTGCGCCGGGGTTAGCGGCTGGTTCACCAGGCCGGTTCGTCGGCGGCGGGCACTCCCCAGCCGGCGGCAGCCGTGGCGGGGGCGCTGTTGGCCCTCTGCGGTTTGGCGACAGCCCGCATCAGGCTGGGGCCGATGTGATCGACCGCCAACTCGACGGTCTGCCGGGTGCCGCTGCCGTCCTTGGCCTCGTAGCTGCGCTGTTCCAGCTTGCCCGTCACGATGACCTGATCCCCGCGACTGAGCGACTCAGCAGCGTTTTCGGCCTGCTCCCGCCACAGCACAGCACTCAGGTAGATGGAGTCGCCGCTCTCCCAGGCCCCGGTCTGCTTGTTGTAGCGGCGGTCATTGCCCGCCAGCCTGATGTTGCAGACGGCGGTGCCGCTGGGAAGCATCTTCAGCTCAGGGTCGGAGGTCAGGTTGCCGACCATCGTGATTGTGGGAAGAGACATTTTGCTCCTTTGAACTACCGGCCACTGAAGCGGACTGCTGTGGCTTCACCTACTAATGATATGTCGATGTGTCGCGGCTTATGTGTTTGATCAGGAAGCGGTGCAGCAGTATTGGGATTTCGGTGGGGTCTTGCCACGCCGTCAGATGAAATCCTTCTTCGGCTGCGCGAGCCGGATGTGTCGTGACCCAGCCGTGACATCCTTGGGTTCCGTCGCCGCAGAGGTAGACGATGTTCGCGGCGTCCCACCCGCCGCCCGCTGAGCGGTTCTTTCGATGGTGGAATGTGTGTCCTTGCCGGCCGCATCGTTCGCACAGTCCACCTGAACGTAGTAAGACCATTTCGCGGCAAGCCTTTTCACTCACAGACCCCTCAGTCGGCAGTCGTCGCCCGGCTCGCCCTCCGCGAAGCCCAGGAAGTAGAACGGAACCCATCGTCGGGGAAATCGGTAGCCGTGAGCGTGGAACCATTCGGCGTCCCACTCCGGTGTTGCTGTCGCCCAGATGTATTCGTCGGTTTCGTCACCGATGGCGATCCCCGACGTTACAGAGTCCTGGTCGGTGACGTTGTGTGCATCCATCCAGTCGGACAAGTATCCGCCGAACCAGTCGCCGGGCTTGAGGTCGAAATCGACCAGTTCGTCCGGTGGTGGGGCTTCGGGTTCGTCTTCGTCGGGTCGGGGGATCATTGCCCTGATGGCTATGACGGCGGCGAGGGCGGCGGCGATTCTGCGGATCATGCGGGCCGGCTGAAGTTGGATTTGATCAGTTGGGCGAGATAGAAAGGGATGTCTTCCTCGCCGTCAGACCATCTGACCGGCCTTGGGTCGAGCTGGTAGCAGACGTATCCGTTGTCCGCTTTCAGGGTCATAATCTGCGCCCCAGCGAAAGTCGTGTCGATGGACACACCCTTGGTGGATGCTGACCATTGGGTGGGGAAGCCGTGCCGGATCAGAATCACGTCGGGGGCGTCAACGATCTGGTGGAGATCGTCATCTGAGGCTGTGGTTTTCAGCGTTCCCAGTTCGCCGTATGGGGTGACGATGCGGTCGTCGTAATAGATGGTGCCGTCATCGTCCTGCCAGCCATCGTTGTCGAGGTCTTGGAACACCTGTAGGACAATCGTTTCGGTCACTCCAGCATCTCTCCTGCCCATTTCTGAAAGTCGGATTCGTTGGTGTCTTTTTCTTCTATCCACTCAATGAGGGCTTCGACGGCGGCTTCGGTGTATCGGGCTGCGACTTCCGGCTCGACACCTGTCGCTGTCAGGTATTCGTCGCGGGCCTGAAGGTAGGAGCCGATCACCGCGAGCAGGTTATTGGTGGGATATGTTGTGCGGGTTTGGAGAACGTGGGTCACTGTCGCCAGCGTGACGTAGAGCAGTTCGCACTGGCTGAGCGGGATGACTGGCTCCTCATCATCATTCTGACTCGTCATCACGCATCTCCTCTGCGAGTTTGTCGAAGATGCTCCGCTCTAGCTTTTCCTGCGCTTGCCGCTGGTGTTGCATTATCTTCTGGCCGGCCTCGCGGGACAAAGCCTCTGCCGCCCTGACAGCTTCCTCCCCGTAGGTGTCGTACAGCCACTTGAGGAGTCGGGTGTTGTAGTTGTGCAGCCATTCGCGTATGGCCTGACGGTGGGACTGGGGGAGCGCGGTGTGCCTGGACAGGAAATCCAATTGGAGGCGGGGGGCATCTGCTAGCAGGTAGGGCACATAAAGGTGGTCACCGATGGACTCCGGTGGAGGGTCGGGGATCAGCGGGGGTGGGATATCGTCACTCATTGGCCGTACCTTGAGTTGACTGATGCGTACTCCAACATCACGTTCTTGTTTCGCACCATTAGTGTCGTCAAATGGTCGTGAAGGTATTGGTTGCGTGAGGCTACGAGGTCGTAGGCGGCGTCGAACACCAGCACGGCAGAGGGCAGGGGAAGCTGGGTCGGAACCCACCAAAGGTCAACGATGACATCAGATCCGCCGACGAGGATGCCGTGCGCTTTAGCTTTGGTGGCCGGGCCGGGGAATGACATTTCGGCTGCTTTCTGGGCCATCTCCAACCTGGAGCGCCACCAGTCCCGTTGAGCTTTGAACCACACAACCATGTCGGCGTAGTTTTTTATCTGCTCGTCGGTTTCGATGAGCAAATTGTTGACCTCAATTGGTGTTGTCATGCCACCTCATCGATCAGGCCGGCCTCTAGGGCTTCCGCGCCGGATAGCCACCAGTCTCTGCCTGTCAAGCACAGTTCAATTTCAAAGCGGGCCAGCTTCCCGCGCTCCATCACGATGTCGATGAAGTTCTTCGTCCACGATTTCGCCTGAGCCAATTCGACTTCGACCCTCGCCAATGGCGCGTCTTCAAAGCTCATCACAGGCTCATGGAGCATCAGGTAGTCCAGTTTGCCGGCGACACGGTGGTCGCCCGCCTGGACGATCAGCGACCCGCAGGATGCGGCTTGGCCGCGCACGATCACGATCACCCGATGGTTGCCGCCACCTCGCAGGGAGTGGGCGCGCAGCTCTGAGAAGATGGCGGTGCCGGCGTCCATGTCGCCGCCTTCGGTGTTGACCACCACCTCCCAGTCCGCTGAACGGTCTTCGGCGTCGGCCTCCCACATTTCCGCGAGGAACCCGGCGGCTGCCTCCGCATCCAGGTAGCCGTTGATGGCGAACCTGTGAACCGACTTCATACCGTGAACTCCACAGGCTTACCCTTCTCCGATCCGAAGAACCGCATCATGGAGTCGATGCGGTTGTTCAGGCGGGCGGCTTCCATGCCGATGTTGAGATCCAACCAATAGAAGGTGACCTTGGGGTTGGGGGCGGCGAGCGGGAAATGCACCAGCACACCCCAATCGGAGTTCAGATCTGGGTGCAGTTCACTACGGGTGTTGGTTTCCTGGTCATAGCGTTGACCTTTCCCGTAGCCGGCGAGCTGGGCGTACAGGCCGGCCGGGTAGGCGTAGTCCCAACGTCCGGTCTTCAAATCCCCGGCACAAACCCACGGTTTGGGTAGCGGGTTGCCGTCTGGGCCGGGCGTACCTGCCGGGATCTCCATCAGATAGTCGATGGAGCCGCAGCGTTGGATCTCGTCATTGACGATCAGGATCTCCTGATGCAGGAACGTGACGCCGGCAACAGCCTGCTCGTAGTGGGCGAGCGGTTCGATCAGTTCATCGCGGACGATGGTGGGTCGCCGCCCCTGGTTGATGATCTCACCCAATTTGTGAAATTCGGTTCCCTTGGCCGCAGCCGACGATGCGCCGGCCAGTTCCGCCGCCTTGTTCACCGCGTCGAGCAGTCGGCGCTTACCGGAACGCCACCCGCCGTCATCGCCGGCATAGTAGGGGTCGCCATCGTATTCGTTGAGCAGGTTAGCGATTTCGGCTTGCACTGTCTTGGACATGACTGTGCCGATAGCGGCCATCGCGGATTTCCACGACGCCAAACCGTCGCCGCCCCCCTTCAGGTTCGCTCCCGCCGCCGACGTGCGCCCATAGGGCACCACATCCTTCTGGTCTGCTTTGAAGTAACGCTTGTTGTCCTTGGAGGTCAACCACTGCCCAGTCATCGGTTCCGCGCCGGGCGGGGAGACGAGCACCTGCCCTCTGTAGTTGCGCTTGACGCTGTAGTCGGTCACAGATCGCACACTGGCTGATAGGTGGGGTCATTGGCGCAAGTGCAGCCAGAACTGCCGCACTTCCACAACAGCCCGTCATCGTCGCGGCCCGGCACGCCGGCATCGAAACGCATATCCAGCTTCGCCGCCTCATAGCCGGAAGCCCAGGTGTTGTGCGACTCCCACATCAGGATCGCGAACCCGACAAAGATGAACAGCGCGGAGGCGGCTGACAGGCCGCGCGACGGCTCCGGTATCCCGGCAGACGCCAACAAAAACGCAAAGATGAGCAGCACGTTGCCCAGCAGGTTCATCCTCATTCAGCCACCACCACCGCTGACATTTCGGCCTTGATGGCTTCCCGCGTCAACTCGTCGGCGTACTTGCCGATCTGGGCGACCAGGGAGTCATCCATCGCCAGCGGCCGGCCGTACTTCTTGGCGAAGTTGCGCTCCACGTCAGCCCGGCTGACGCCGGCCCTCTTCGATGCCTCAACAAGGCGCATGAACTCCGACCGCACCAAATCACTCACACTGGGCGCGGGGGGAGCCGCGTCAGCGGCGGGCTGGGCCGGCCGGGAAGCCCGCGCACCATCATCATCATCCTCATCAGTCACCAACCCCAAAATCGATGACCACGCATACCGGCGCAGATAAGTGATCCCACTGCCCTGAGCCTGCGGATCAGACTTCGCCAGCGACAAAACCGTTGTATCGCACAAGAACTGGCCCGAACTGTGCGCCAACCACGTCGTCAGCGCCGGCTTGCCATCCACAGTGGAAGGCCACTGCGTCATCGCCAGATTGTGGCGGGCCAACACCGGGCGAGTCGCATGCTGAACAGCCTTCAGCGACGAGAACCGCGACTTGAAGTGCGGATTGTAGCCGTCGCGCGGAATCGGCGGGAACTCCTCCTGCGCCGCAATCAACGCCGGGATCAGCTCGTTCAGCGAATCCGAATGAATCACTTCCGCACCCCCGAAAGCCGTTGCCTGCCACACTCTTTAATCGCTGAATCCATCAGCGCCAAAACATCCGCATGCGACGTATCGGCCATCACATACGCACTCAGGTCGGCATAGCCGGCCGGAACCGCGTCGAGGAGAAAACGATGCGCGGCCCACCACGCACGCGCACGATCCTTCGGGGCAGCCATCGGCAGCGCCTCATCCAAAGCTGGATAAACCGCTTTGTTCCCCCACTCACTGACCAGCCGGCGAGCGATCTGCAACGTCGCCATCACCCCGCCGGGATCGCCTAACGGCTTCCTTCTTCTCAAAGAGATTTTCACAAAAACCATTATCCCCCAATGTGTCGCAGCCTCCGGTGGCCTTTCCATGCCAAGGCTCAACAAGCTCAGTCAACCCACAACCCAACTGTTGTCCTTCATCGGGGAATAAGGCCACGGCTCCCCACCCAGGTCGCGAAGATTCTTCGCCAGCTTCCGACGCTCGACGCCGATCTTGCCGACAGCCTTCGGGACGCTGACGCGCCGAAGGCCGGCATCGAAATCCCGCAGCGTCAGCGCCGCTGCCGCCCTGGCCTCCATCAAAGATCTGGGCCCCATGCCCACATACTCCGACAGGGTCACCTAGAGGCGTAACACTAAAGATTGGGGGTGGGGCACCCAGCTTCACGACGGCTGGGTGGCGCACATTGCGTCGGCCATTGGCGCGAGAAGGGATTTATCGCTTCAATGACCCCCCGCAAGCATTCTACCAACCAGTGTCCTCGCCTCCACCAACCCGCTGCCATCACCCACTTGCGCCCCATGGGGTCGGGGCACGCACTCGACCGCGAACTCCTGCGACTGCCCAGGCACCGATATGTGACAGCCCTCGCGTGACGATCTGACGGGTGGGCATGGAATCCACACGACGGCCAGCGGCCCACCCAACGGCGACACCCACCACAGATGCCACACTCTCGCGCTCTCAGCCGCCTCCACCAGCTCTGGCCTACGCACGCGGAACCACCGCCCATCTGAAGGGCTACGCTGACCACGGTGGTGAAACCGGGCTGACCCCCGCGTGGGGGAACTGCTTCTATAAGGATACGGCGAAGTGTCGCAGCCTCAGGCCGGCCGAAATTCGGCGTCGAACTGTTCCGCCGGCATCACCTCGACAACCCCAGCCTCACGCCTGACGATCCAGTCACCCTCCCTCGCCCGGTTAGCACCCTCAACAGCATCAACCAACCGGATATAGTCCAGCCGGCCAGACGGGCGACTCTTCAGATGGGAGCGCGGAAACGCATGCTTCACCCTGCGGTAAGGGCGGGTCACCTGGATCGCCTCCACCAACTCCTGCTGCCCGCGACCCCGACGCTTGTAGGTGTTCACCGCACAACCTCCGCGAACTCAGCGGCCAAAGCATCAAGCCGATCAGACGAATAGCCGTCCCACACATCATCATCGTCAACCAAAACCACAGGAGCCGTCGTAAAACCCAACTCCCTAACCTGCTCAGCGAGCATCGGATTCTCATCCAGGCGAACCTCATCGAACGGCACACCCTTCCGCCGCAGATGGAACTTGGTGGTGTGGCACAAATGGCATGCCGGCCCAGTGGTGAAGACAGTGACAGTCAACGATCTACTCCTAACCTTGGTTGTGTTTGTGTGTGAAAGCCCGCGCGTCACCAGCGGGCAGCGTGCAGGCCGTCGATGGCGTGCTGCACGGCAGACCTTCCCCCGAAATCAGGCCAAACGTGATACTGCATGTGCGCCCCGGTAGCCACAAACTGCAAAGCCACCTTGATCGTTTGCGCCACATCCCCCGCGCTCTCCAACAGGGAAACAATCTGATTCGACTGCTCGACCGTAGAAGACGGGGCCACCGCTTTCATCACTGCGGCAGCACGATTCCCGGCTGGATTACCGAAAAGACCACCAAGCATCGGGGCGATCATCGGACTGGCCTGAGATCCGGTAATCGCGGTGCCAACAATCTGCAACGCCGCCACCCCGAACTCCACCGACAGCTCCAACTTCGTCAGAATCCGGTAGAAGAATTGCAGCAGTCTAGTGCTTGAGGCGTACATGTCGCCGTTGGTCACATAATCAAACGTGATGGGCAGCAGCTCATCCGGCGTGAAAAACCCGGCGATCCCCTCGCCGGGAGGATTGTTGCCCACCAGAGTCGGCCCGGCCGGCCGGCACGGCGAACCGAACGTGATGATCCGCTTCAAATCCTCACGCCTATCCGCCAACCTGCCGCCGTCGAGGAACTCCCGCGAAGCCGTGATCGCCACATCAGCGCCCTGGCTGTAGCCGATCAAAACAATCGGTGACCCGGCAGGCATCAGGTTGATCAGCCGCACCGTTTCCTCAACCCCGGCATCCCTGGACTCCTCGTAAGAGATGTGCGGATTAGGGGTCAAAAAACCCATCGCCGGATATCCGACGCCCTGCTGGTAGTAGCGATTCTTATCCAACCCCCAAGCCACCCACGCCGGGGGGCCGTCATTCCATCCAGCCCAAGTGCCGGGAATCGTCAACACAGTAGTCTTCTTCGGAGGAATATCGAACAGCCCCAACCGCTTCTGCGTTTTCCAGTCCGCGATCCCAGTAGCGAAGATCCCCACCCTGAGTTGGAAATCCCTCAACGCATCCTGGGTGTCCTGGTCGAAGAACCCGGTCGCCTCAAGGTTGGGATATTTGTCCCGAACCCACTGATATTTACGGATCAGGAACGATTGAATCAGGCGCACCTGATCGCCGGCCATGCCGATCTCCCAGCCACGCCAAGCCACGATCACACCCCCGATTTTGGGCAAAGAAAGTACCCGCCGCGAACATGCTGTCCGCGCCGCGAAGTTATTGGGTTTTAACGCAAAGACTCTGAATAGCTGTGCGAATTATCGACAACAACAGGATCTGCCGGGGGAGCGGAACGGATCTCCCTGACAAGAGTCGCAGCCTGATTGACCGACGATGTGCGATCAATCGCCATCAACAGCGCAAGCAGAGCCGACCCAAGGGACACCCCCAAAGTCTGCTTCCAATCCAGCGACCACACAGAGAAACTCGACACACCAACCACACTGATGAAAGTCTGGGAGAACGTGCGAATTGCCCGCTGAGAAGCCTCAATCCAGAATTCGCGAGTGAACATGTGCGCCACCTTCATCACCTCGTACCAGTCTTGTGGCGGTCATTGGTTCCCAACGTCTTGTCCCTGATCTCCGCGACTGCCTCAACCAAAGTCTGACCGCCAAGACAGTTCCATCTTAGGGTGAGTTGGTGATCAGCCGGGCCAACAGGCTTACCGGGCTTTTCGGCCGGCGCGGGCGGCGGCTTCGGCACCTCGACCACACCGCCGGCAACCCAAAACTTCACCCGCTCAGCGAAATACTTCCAGGGGAAGCCGTTACCGACATCGGTGTGGGTGCCGTCGCGCAGCCACTGCGTGACGTACTTGTGGTCACTGATGCCGGGGGGGTTGCTGCTGTAGGGCGGGGCGAGGACGCGCGGAGTGAAACCGTATTTCTTGCTGTCCTGCACAGCCAGGTAGGCGGCGACATCGATGGCACCGGAGTGCTTCATCCACTCCGCAGTTGACCAAGCCGCGCGAGAACCCGCGAACACTAAATTTATTGACCGATTATTTGCCGATAGCGCCGACCAGGACGCCCTGTCAGTATCGGTAACGTCAACAACGGTCACGCCACGATCATCGGGGTCTTGACTCACAGTATAGTGATAGGAGACACCCACCCTTGGGTTCTGCATCCACCTCGCAAGCCTGTCCGCACCATCCTTGACACCTCCACCTTCTTCGGTGTGGAGCAGGAAGAGATCGACTTTAGTTTTGTTGCGGGACTGGTTGTTTGGACTCCAGATCGGGTACTCGTTGAAATCCGGTTTGTTCACTTCTTTCTCCCCAACAGTCAAGCCGCCGGGTTCCAGAGCGCCGCGCAGGATTGGCATTGGGTCGATCTTCGCGGACGGCGCATAGTTGCCCGGCATGTACGACAGGTGCAGATGGGGGGCGGTGCCGCCGTTGTAGCGGCTGTCGCTGGTGACGTTGGCGATCTGCTGGCCGGCGATCACCCGCGAACCCGGCACCACATCGGGCAGGCGGGTGATGTGACCGTACTCAAAAACCCCGCCGCCCTCGCTGTCACTGCTGTCAATAACCAGCCAGCCGTGCGGATCTGGCCCGCCATATCCCTGCGCCGCACCCGCATACAGCACCACACCGGACTGGATGGCGTGAACCGGCTTGCCGGCCGAACCGCCGGGAAAACCGAAGTCGGTGCCGTAGTGGTAGCCGCCGGCTCTAGGCCCGAACGGCGAGGTAACCATCCGCCCCTTACCAAGGGGCCAATAGCGGTCAACCATCAGGGGGCGTCACCGATCAGCCAATCCGAAACCTGAACACCGGAGTTCAGAATCGCTGCGCGGAAACCGAACCCGACATACCGTTGCCCCTCGCCGTGATCCACCACATTGGTCGAGTCAGTCCACGACAACACCTCAGTAGTTCCCTTCCAGAGCGTGTAAGTGTTCGTGAGAGGGTTGTATTCGGCGGTGTAGTAGCTGTTATTCGCGGTGTCGCCCTGGACGGTGGCGCGGTTGGTGAACGTCGTCGGGCCGGAACCGTTCACGATCTGCAACGTATCGTTGTCCCAGCCGCCAACCCCGAAGACCTGCTTGTGATAGAAGCCGGCCCAGTTCGTCATGTCATAGTCGGAGCAGATAACCACCCACAGCTCGCCGTTGCCGTTCTCAAAGTTGCGGATGGTGTTGTAGGTCAACCGGACTGCGTCAGTACGCAAAGGCGCGAACCACAACATTGCGGCGGAACCAAAGATGGACAGGGTTCCGCCAAGTAGAGATCCGGCAGCCACACCATTGGGCAGGCTGCGCCAAGAGTTGTCATAAACGGTGGGGGCACCGCTGAGAATCCTCCACGCCGGGTCGGTCAACCGGCCGGGCGTCCCGAAGGCGTACTGGTAGCGGACACCGTCGAACTCTGAACTCTTAGGCGGGGCGTCGGGGAACGGCGCTTCCGGCCTGACCACGATGCCCTGCGCCACCACACGGTTGATGCCATCAATCTCAGCGAAGAGTTGCCAGGACGATCCGGCTGGGATCTTGTCGGCGGTCGCAGCATCCTCTTCAAAGAGGATTGTCTGACCGTCCACCTCGCCCTGCCATGTGTCGAGGAGCTGTCCGTAGGAGTTGCGGATTTCGATGCTGCCGTCGCCGGGCTCGCCGCGAACAATCCGGTACGACCAGCCGGCCGGGTTGCCACGCGACAGGGAGAGGACACGATTGTTTTCGACCGCCACGGTCGGCTGCCACACATTAGCCATCAGTCATCACACACTTTCCACAGCGGTCGATCTTTCGGTTGCGGTCGCTTCCGACGAGGTGGGCGATACGGTGACGCGCGCCCGGCGCAGCGACTCCAGCACCGCTGCCGATCTGATGTCGGCCTGCGTCGAGGCGTCACGCGAGACTGCTTCTGCCACTGCGGGCTCGCGGTCGAATACTGCTTGCGCGGCCCGTGAAACAGCCTCGACAACAGCGACGAAGAAGGGGCTTTCGGCTCTGGCGTAG